TATAATTACACTTTTTCTAACTTATTTACTACTAACGAAATACTCAGTACTAACAGCAAATAACTCTGCCGCACTAGAACTTTCATTTTTCATTTCAATTTCAGCGTAGTAACCTATAACTCCTGACGTACCCGCTTGTGTATCTTTACCAAAAAATACATAATTTCCGTTTACTGGTCTAACGGTAGAATCATCTACATTAACCTGTATCGTTTTATTATCCCTATTTATTCCAATGCATTCCCCGAGTTTTATTATATTACCCGCTGAATTTACGTAGTATATAATATCCCAAGCACCTGTATCACTTATAGCATTATCAACATTGTCAGCACTACTAGTTTCTATATTAGTAGGTTTTGCTTGTAATGATACATTAATGTCGTTACTAAAGGTTAGTGTTACTGTTGCCATATTTATTTTTTATTGTGTAATGTTATCATAGTTAAATCTTATTGCTAAGTTAATAATGTCTCCATTTGCTATTGTACCACTATTAGAAACCGTACACGATATGGTTAATCCTGTTGCTGTTACACTAGCGGAACCACCGTTATTAATTGTACCCGCTGTTATTATTGGGTTACCACTAATACTATATTTACTAGTTGTATTATTAGTTAATGTAGCATTTAATAAACTACTTAAATCACCTAAGTGATCAACATAACTAGGTAAGTCCCCATGTATTGGACCTAAATTCAAACCTGTAATTTGGAAAGTAACATTACTTGTACTACCAACAGTATAGCCACTTGGTGTTACGGTAGGTGTTCCTGTTGGAGAGAATAATGCGTAAGCATCCCCTGATACTTCAGAATCTTTTTCTTGATAACCCACAGAATAAGTAGGTGTACCACCTGAGCCTTGTACCGTAAGAGTAATAACCGCTGTATTACTATCATTTAACCCATCATTAGCTTTAAAGCTAAAACTATCTGATCCACTGTAATTACTTGTTGGTGTATATGTAACAATACCGTTAGTTGAATTCATTGTGTTTAAACTTCCATGTGATGGAGCTGTTACAATAGAGTAAGTTAACGTATCGTTGTCAGCATCTGTAGCATCACAATCTACAGCTGTAGCTGTATTATACCCAATGCTAAGTGATTGTGTGGCTGCCACTGGAATTAGATTTATTACTAAAATATTATTTAATAATAAAGCTAACGTTTCTACTTGAGATCCAGTATTACCCGGTGTACCAACTAATCTAGTAGAAAATTCACCTGTAAAAGATGCTTTAGCATTTGTTAAGCTATTATCAACAGTTAAAGTTACGTCTGGATTTATTATTGTACCAAGTGCTCCTTGCACTAACCCATTATTAGTATTTGCCACTGCATTTGCTGAAGATCCAAAATCTGTATTTAATGGTTGTCGTATTAATTTCCAATTACTAGCTGTACTTGTAGCTAATATATCAAATGTAAATTGAGGATTTGTATAATCCGAATCCTCCCTAGGATCTCTACCTGTTATATAACTAACATTTTTTGTTGCTGGTACAGTGTAACCAACTGGTTGAGGGCTATTTGCTGCTAATCCATAAACAACACTCATTTTTGCTCTTTGTATTATACTAACTGTTGTTAGTTTTGGAGTTCCAGTTCCACCCATTGGACCTTGGAAAACACCCACTGAACCTGCTTTTTCTTGCATTTCAACAGAGTATGTTTTTAAAGCTGCCCCATCGGCCAATATAGTATCAAATATTATTGTTTCTTTATGTAAACCTTTTTCAGGTATTGTTATTACTTTTCTAGTACTATTATAAGCTGAACCTAATAAACTAACACTTGTTGCGGCTTGGTCAAAAACATTTATATCAACAGTGGCATCTTTGTCACCCCATATATATAATGTTTTCGTTACACCACTATAAGGTATTGTTTCTTGTGATATTTTATAACTATATATTTTACTAGTTGATGGTGCGTAATATGGTATTGTTTTACCAACAAAATTAATATGATCTTCTTCTACATCTTCTTCTGGAAAAGTATAATCAACTTGAATTGTACATACAGTTAAATTACCACCCGCAACACCACCTGTAGTTTCTGTTGCTTTAATGGTATAATTACTAGGTGTTTTACACCCATTCATATCTTTACTTATAAGCGCTGGAAATATAGAGTTTGCTCCAACAGTATATACTCTTGTAAATAGAGTTACTGTTTGTCCAAAACCACCAACAACACTATATGTTGCTCCACTTCCTGAAACAGTATTTGAACTACCGTCTTCATTTGTTATAACATCTGAAGATGTACCACTTACACTATATCTTTTACTTATAGCTGAACCAGTAATGTTACCTACAATCGTCTGATCTTGAGCAGGCATAGTAAAGGATATTGGCATAGTAACCGTTACTTTATTAGCGTAAGTATTTGCTGTTCCTGTATTAGCAAAAAGTATATTACCATTAACAGCGTTTGTTATTGGCGAACTTGTTTCATTTGTAGAAGCATTAGCAAAACTAGCAGCATCTAATACATAGCCAACTGCTGGGGTTATAGTTATAACTATATCTTGACTTACAGAGGATGTTGCTGTTTTTGTTATAACACCCAATCCATTAACATATGGTCCATCTGTACTAGAAGTCGTATATGTTGGGTCACCAGCCTCATCTACTAAACCAGCTAATAATAATGATGCATGATTAGCTGCGAGATTTGTAATATTTATACTATATATTATATTGTGTTTTGTTTGACTAGCACTATCTACAATGTTTGTTATATTACCGACACCTTGAGATGAAAATTCTTGTATATCTAAATTACCAGTTAATGTTGTATTGTTCCAAGTTGTAGCAAGACCTTTTATATAATTAAAATGTTTACCTTCTTTATTTACAAAATCAGTGACATGTCCAGATTGTTGATCGGTTTCAATAGAATTATTATACCAACCTTTGGTTAATATATCATTCTCATCACCAATAACTGTTTCATATTTCGCTGAATCACTACCTTCATAGTTTAATGTTTTGAAGTTTTTTACAACAGATGGTCCTTCGTTAAATATGAATTTTATACTTGAATAGTTAGTCGTTACACCATAAAAATTATTTCTTAAAGCATTGGCATTATGTTCCCATATCTCTCCGTTATAAAATGTATAGTATTTACCGTTTAATGACAAACCATCCTCTTGTATAAAGGATTTTCTACTTGTCCAACCTTTTACTTTTTCTGTAAAACTGATGGTTTCACTTGTAATGTGAGGGTAGTTTAATGTTATATTATAATTACCTTTATCGTCATCATAACTACCAATTATACTTGTTAAACCTTCACCACCAGCTGCGTAAGCATCCTTAAAGTAATCGGTCATACCGTATCTAGTAAGTTCTTCTATACCATCACCAGATAATCTTAATATTGCATTTCTATTTTTATCAGCATAGTATATTCTGAAACCAAAAGTAGCAAACGATTCTGGGTTTGTAGAAATACCATAATCACCTTGAAAAGGAATTGTTTGTCCTAGTGTTTTATTTGTCGCTGTTAGTTGTGCACTCCCACTAGCGCTATATAAAGCATCTTTATCAACTAAAACTTTTAATGTTTTATCTTCGCAAAATACAATTATATTTGTATCTCTAGCAAAAATCTTTTGTATACTACCATAGCTAGGATTCAAGTCTTTAGTTATAGCTTCAGCTTGAATAAATTCATTTAATCTATTAACACCACTTGAAGAATTAAATATACCAGAAAATATCATTCCAGTTTTTTTATTCTCTTTTTTATATTGCGCTGCTAATTCTGTTGATACTCTAGGTCCTTTATCTATAACTACAGCATTAAAATCATCCCTGATTCTATTAGATTCTACACCATTACCAAATGAGTAACAATTGAACCAATCTATTTTTTGGTCATTACCTAGTTCAGCAATAGGATGTGTTTTTGATGTTTCGTAGTATAAATTTAAATCAATCCTTTCTTTTGGTTCTGTCTCCCATATAGCTGGATTTGAAGAAGCAAAAGTTATTTCATCATCAACTTCTTTTAGTATTTGTATTTCAGTAAATGAATTCCTCCTAGATCCTCCTTCACCAAATCTTGTTAAAGGATATGTATTACCCCCACCATATTGTAATGACGCTGTATTAGAAGGTGTTACACCTTGAAAACCACCAGCTAATGGTGTCCAACTTATGGGTTTATCAACTTTTATTTTATATCTTATACCATGATTACTACTCCATTTCTTTTTACTACTTCCACCACTCCAGTTATGTAAATGTTCTTTTTGAGTTTGTACTATTTTATAAACAGTTTGTGCTGGATCATCTTTCCATCTAAAAAATGTGCCAACGTTGTTTAATTGGTTATTTAAATCATAATTTGCAGTAAATTGTTCCCTTGGTGGATAAAACCACGCTTCTGGTTTTTCTTCTGGACCAATCTCAGATAATCTAATATCAAAGTGGTAACCAGTCCTAGCCATACCTATACCATAATCATGCGAAGTAGGTTCATATTGTCTATCATATGACTCAGCTGAATCAATAGCATATATTTGTTTGTTTTTCCAATCATCACTATCATTTCTAAGGCCCTGAACCCAATATATTCTCTCTTGGTTTAAAATTGCGTACTTTATATTTGTATTTGCGGATACTATAAACTCTTCTAGTACAGAATCTCTATTTAATTTAATGAAAAATCTACCAGAATATTCTGCTTTATATAAATCTAATTCTTCTTTATACCACGTAAAAGTTAATCCTTGTGTTTTAGCTGTCCCAATACCAACGAATAAAATATCATCACCGAAAGGTTTTTCCATTTTAATTCTATAATAAGAACCATCTTCAGAGTAGTCTCCATCACTATTTGCATCCACCCTTGTAACTTCACTAGGTTTGTAATACTCAGAAGACATAGAGTCACTACCGATTTTAAACCATGCACTACCTAAAGATTCAGCTGCAATATCCCCTAAAGCACTATTAGCAATATCTGGACCAGGTATTTTAAATGTTAAAAAATCTTTTTCTGGAAAACCACCAGTAACGTTTGAAGTAGAAGTACCAAATTGTGTAGATATAGTTCCAATAGATGTTTTTTGTTCTTTTAAGAAATCTGGAGCTGAATTTTCAATAGCAAGTATTTTATATTTAACAGTACCAGCATTATCATCTGTTGAAACAGGGTCATCACTAGAATGTTTCTTTTTTAATATTATATGATCATCAACAGCAACTTTGTTTCTTTCAGATGAAGGAAAACTTAACCACATATTACCATCTTCTGCTGGATAATATCTATCCATAGCTAGATTATAATATTCCGCAGATGGTTCTTTAATGTAATATTTATAATGTGTTGCCCAAGGTGGAGCGGGGGTTGTTACTCTAGCTGATAAAGAATTTACTTTAGAACCATCAACTTGATGTATCATTTCACTAGCACTATCGTTTGATAAGACAGGTGTTTGTCTCCCATATTTATCCAAAAATATAATACCTACTTGATAATTTCTAATTGACTTTAGTGATTCTTCAGGTATTCTAGTGCCATAATTTGCTTGTGAAGCAGTGTGTGTTAATACGAATTTAGGATCTGATGGTATATTGAATTGTTGTACATAGTTACCATATATTAATCTATTACCACTTATCTCTTGTGCTTTTGCTGTTCTTGGAACATTATCATATGGTCTTAATAATTGATTACTAGGTATTAAAGAATGTACTTGTTCTGAAGTTATAGAAAAACTACTATCATATAAAGTGTCTTGTTTTAATGTTTCTACGGTATATATATTAGTATTATTTGATTCTTTATATAAAATATCAACCTCAACAACATCAGGGGGTATAGTTTCAAATCCACTTATAGTTAACTTTCTAATATTATTAGTCATTGCTAAATTATAAGCATTCTTAGGATCATAATCAAACCCTATTTCTTTTTCTGGTAAGAATGCAACTTTTGAAAATGGAGAGAATACAGAATATTCACCATCGACATATTTCCAACGATAAGCAAATCTAGGAAATACTAATTCATAAAAAGGATCTTTTTGTTCTAATATAGCTGTCCATGATAAAGCAGCTGATGGTGTGGTATCAGATATACTTAATATAGTACATTTAAAAGTTTTACTAGTACTATCTTCGGTTGTTAAACTATTTAGTTTTAACCTAACTTCTATATCTTCTTCTAATCCATTATCAACAGCTTCAGCTGTTAGTTTTATTGTTTGACCAGCAACCCAACCTGGTTTTGGCGTAAATTGTAATCCAGCTGTTGGGGATAATCTTGCTGGAGTTCCAGCACCACCAGCAGTAAAATCAAGTACAGTAACACCATTAATCTCAGCAGCAGCATCACAACTAGTACCGGGTGGTAAAGCCACAACATCACCACTGATTGCATCCATATATGTAAAAGCACTACCTAAAGATGAATGATATGAAGAAATAACACCACCATCTTCACTGTTATCCATTACAATGCTTGGTGCATTAAGTGGATATTTTCGTATTACTGTTATATGTTTTTCCTCTAAAAACCCTTTATCAACACCATCTACTTTAAATTTAGTATGTGTTGCATTATCTGGTGTTCCACTAGCTAGTCTTTTTATTGGAATTCTTTTTGGTTCTGTTATGTTGTCTGTAAAAAATAATATATCTTCAACAACATTTATACCAGTTATTATGTTATTTGTTTTAAAATTCAAAACCCTATCTGCTACAAACGTAACAGTATAATTTGCAGCAACATCTGATGAAAATGCTGTGTCTACAGTTATTGTTATACCATTAACATTTGTTATTTTTGTACCAACAACAATATTAGTACCCGAAACAACCATACCCACTCTTAAATTTGCATTAGCTGATGCTAATGTAAGTGTAGTACCAGTTGATACAGTTGACGCAGTAACTGCTGTAGTTTGATAAACGTCAGTTATAATATTATTTACAACTTTTGTTACAGTATTATATTCTAATATTAAATCTTTCTTAATTGAACCTGCTGTAGTACCAGCAATTAACCATATAATTTTATCTAATGATCCATAGGCTAAAGAACCTACACATTTATTACCAGCTTGACCTTGAAAAGATTTTTGTATGTTACCATAAGAGTTTTCAGCTGCACCAGCATCTGAAGATTCTGAACTAGCAATATCTATGTTCAAAGCATCTCTATATTCAACATTTCGAATCAATCTCTCATCGAGATCTTTATTCATTTTCCCTGCTTGGAATGTATTTTTAATTTCCGGCATGCTCTAATGTTTTATTACCTTAGACTTACCCCTCATAACTTGAGTTAGTTCCTCTAATTTTATATTTGATAATCGTAATTTAGCAGTTCTTACTGCTGCATATCTTTCTTTTTTAAATCTAGCTACTAAATATTCTTGCACATTAGATTTTGTGGATAAAATAGCATGTGCAATCCATTTATACATTGCTTCTTCAGCAAATTTATGAACTATCATTTCATTTTCAGTACCTAATCCATCGCTTATATATTTTAATGTTATTGTTTTACCAGATAAATCAGAGCTAAAGTTTATAGTACCTTTTAATGGATCAATATAATAAACTCCATTTCCATGTGCTCTTTCAGGTTCTAAACCATATCTTCTACCACCTGATAAAGTTTCGTCTACACCATTAGAATCTGAATTAGCATCACTTTCACCTGTGGAAGCTTTAAAAGAAGTCCATGTGTCTGAATCGCTAGCTGTTGCTATATTACCACTACTATCAAATAAATATCCATAATCACTATCTTGCATCAATGCTGTTGGATTACTTGTTTGTCTAGCTGGTAATATTATTCTTTCTATACCACTTGTATCTTTCCATGTGACTTTTACATAATTAACATAATCGTGTGGTAATTTCATTTTTAATGATAAACCTAATTCAATTTCTTGTGATTTTTCAGATTTAAAAGTATCATAACTTAATTCTTGTATTGCTCTTTGAGCATGAAAAGCTATATCAGCTCTCCTAACTTTAGATATTATTTTATCTTGACCAACATAACTAACCAAAAAGTTATTAATTATTGTTGTTAAATTTATAAATTGATAATTACCAATATTTGGATTTAATAAACTAACAACAATAGCAACCCCACTCGCTGGGTGATTCCCACTAGTAAATGTTATTTGATAAGTAGTTGCGTTGTAAGTATAATGTGTAGTTAAAAGTTGTATAACTCCACCAACAGCAACACTAAATTCACCACTAGATACAGGCATTGTAACATTAGATGGTGATCCAATTAAATTATTAGGAAATGATAAAGTAAAAGGGCCAGCACTAGCGTTGCCTGAGAACTCTTGAGATCCATAATATTGTTGTTGTGTTCCTTGTAATAATGGCATATCTTATTGTTTTTCTTGTTGTTGGTTCTTAGCTTCTTCAGCGGTTGCTAATTGATACATATTAGGATCATTTAAAACAACCCCACATAAAGCTAATGTCTTTATAACTAATTCAGTTTCATCAGATGCGTGTAGTTCAAAATCTTTTACATTTGTATTATTGTATAACGGATAACCGTTAACCAAAACATATGTCCATTCTACCGTTTGTGGTTTAGCTATATAATTACACACGACGTCAGCTACCACTGTCATTGTGGGATAAGTTTGGAATGTTGTTTCTGTTAATTGTACGTAAACTGGTCTCGTTGCTGTTGGAGCTGTTAGTGGGGAGTTTTGTAAGTGTAGTATTTGGTTTTGTTGTATCTTTTCGATTTCAACATAACCACCAGTATTACTATTGCTGTATAATTCACCCATTCTATAATGAGTTGGTAATGTACCAACACCTGCACTAGTGATGGATGATATGGGTTGTCTATATTTTTCAAATATATCAATTTTTTCTTGAAGTAAATCTAATATATCTGAATATGTCGTATCATTACCTTCGATTCTACCGAAAGCATTTATATCATAAAAGTATTGCTCAAAAATATCTAATTGAGCTTGATTAGCTAACAGGTTGAACTCTTGAGGTGTTATGTAACCTCTTTGTTCTTTGTTTAAAATACCTAATACCCTTTGATATACCGTGTCTATACTGACCATAATAATTTTTTTATTTATAGTATGCAATCGCTCCGTAGAGCGACTGCTACTACAAAGTGATTACTTTTTAATTTTCATCTTTTTTTCGAGACTTTTAACCATCTCTAATCCTTCATCAGTTTTAAACCATGCGGCTAAAGCTGAGTAAGGGTGTTCATCAAATGGAACACTCATTATTTTTCTACCACTAGATTTAAGTGTAAATACTCTTCTATCGGTAGATAATCCAAGTATACCAGCTTCTGTAGCTTTAATACCTAAATTTCTTAATTCAATGTTATCATCTTTTGCTAATTCTAAGAATAAACGTGGGTTTCTTTTAGCCATAAATAAAACATCTCTTTTAATTTCTTTAGATGTCATGGTATTGACTTTACTACCTTGTTCAACTCTTAATAAAGCTTCTGCGTGATCTACGTCTAATTGTATCGCGACATTTAATGCCTCAACCTCAATTTCCATATAATCTAATTCACCCTCTGCTTGTAAAACAACATCTCTTTCTTTATATATACCCTTAGTTTTATAAGGATGGTATACTGAAAGTAGAAGTTGTAAATTTTGTTGTTCTTTTTGAACGATTAAAACACCGTTCCTTAAAACAACATGCCCAAGCGTAGAAGTACCTTCTTGTTCATCTACAAATGGTGATGGTTGATTAGTTGCATACCTTAATTCCCTGTTGTAACCTAATTCTGGATCAAACCACATAAGTGGGGCTTTAGAAGTATGTCTAGTTGGTATAGAAAATACTATAGGCTTTCTTTCGTCAGCTAATATATATGTCCTATCTTTTACTTGCCAATCTTTTGGCTTTGTTATTGTCATAATTTTCATAATATAATATAATTAAATAGTTAATAAAAATAAAGGATTGGGTGCCGAAGCACCCAACTCTTTAAGTAATTGTCATGCTTAAGCAGCAGTATCTTTGAATAATACAAAGTTGTTTGCAGCTTGTACACAAAGACATCTTTCTGATAAGAAATTTACAGTCATCGTATCCGCGTCAGAAGTATAGTTTCCACCAACAGATCCAGTGATCCATGATTTATTCTTTCTGTCATCAGCTTCAGAAGCTCTATATCTTACGTGTAAAAACGGTCTAGATATATTCTTTCCTAACGATTGATCATAAACTGTACTTGTTCCAGCAGGAACTAATACACCTTCTATATCAGCAACAAGTCCTCTAGTGGTACCATCATTTAGATATTTCCAATCAGTTTTATAGAAGTCATAAGAACCTCTTCTAAATCCATTGAAACCTAAATTAAGTGCCATATCTTCTTCGTTGTTAAATACACCGTAAGAAGAACCAGCAGCAAATGCTCTGTTTTGATCTGATAACATATTATCAAGACCTAGAGATAAGTCTCTACCACAGAAAATCATATTTTCTTCAATAGAACCTTGTTTGTCTAATTCTTTTAATATATTGTCAAACTCAACGATACCAGTTGTTGTGGCGTCAGTTTGAAAAGCTTGGTCATTGTAGACTAAACCTCTTGAACTAATTGCAGCGAATAAACCTTCAGAACCAGTAATTCCAGCACCAGTACCTGATGCAGATATACCTGAACCTGAAGCTTTTTTCTCAGCTTCGATCATTGCCATTTCTAATTGGTCTTCAAATCTAATACGAGCTTCATGCTCAGATTTTAAATACCATAAGAAACCATCACCACCATCTTCAGTAGTTACTTCAACCCAACCGATCTGAGCTGTGTCAGAACCGTTAATGCTGTATCTATCTCTTAAGATGATTGGTTTATTACTAAACTGAGTGAATTTAGCATCAATTGATCCGCTTAGACCTTCTGATCCTTTTTTATACTCAGTTCCATATACAAACACTTTCACAGCTGTTACCGAAGCACTTGATGTAGTGTTTATAGCTTGTAGATCTGCAGCTGTATAACAACCTACAGTAACTGCTGTTGTAACAACATTACTTACAAAACATTTTAAAGAAACTTGTCCTTTAGAAACAACGATAGTATCACCAATTTTTAATAAGTGACTAGCTGGCATTGTTAAAGTGTTTGGAGTAGTGTCATGTGCAACGATTACTGCGTCGTCATATGCTACGTGAATTCTACCTTGCTCAGACCATACGACTTCATCAGAAGCCATAGGCATTTCTGCTCCTACCTGACCTAAGAATCCAGAGATAGTACGATTTCCGTATCTTTCCACCTCTTTTTCATATACTTCCGGTAAAAACTGAGCAGCAAAAGTTCCACCAGCTCCGGTGAAACTCAAATAATTGTCCCCAAATAGACCTTGTATGGGTCTGGGGGTTAGGTGCGCTAACGCGGCACCTGAACTAGCTATTGCCATAATTTTTAATTTTTAATTTGTTAAACTTACTTTTTGATTTTAAATTTGAAATCAGCAGCTGTTTTACCAGGGATAGCTCTCACTTTTATTCCGCCGGACTGTATTGCATTCGCGTGCGATCGCCTTGGGTCCATGCTAACGTTTTTTGATTTAGCGATACTATCCTTGATAGCATCAGCTTTACCTTGTTCATAAAAATGGTTTGCAATAGCATCAGGGTTCATTGCTGTAAATATGGATTTATGATAACCTTTCGCATCTGATAATGTATTCTTTTTGTCAAGAAACTTCTTAACGAAATTATCTATGCTACTTTGTGTACCCTTAACCTCATCAGCATTTTTTACATTAAATCTAAATTTCTTTTCCCCGATGTTATATTCAAAACCTTTGAACGAATCGTTAAAGACCTCGTCAGTCTTTTGTTGAAATGTAGATAATTGTACATCTGCTACTTTCTGATTTTCATCTGCTTCCTTCGTATACCTAGAAAAGAATTCAACCGCTTTCTGTTGCTCTGGGAGCAACTTCGAACCAGCTTTGATCTCTTCATAGTATTTAGACTTTAGCCCGTCTAGGTGGCTTTTAGCGCTGGCAACCTGCTCTTTAATCGCTATCTTTTTCTTTTTAATTTGTCGTTCATCGTCAACATCTTCATCAATAGAAAATGAATCCTGAATAAGGAAATCTATTTCTGAATCATCTAGATGACTTTTAGTTTTTTTGTAGTATTCTTTTAATAAAGACTCATTATTTAAACCACTATAATCGGTGTTTAAATTAACGTAATCTTCTAAACTACCACCAGTTTCATCCATAAAGTTTACAACTTTTTGAATATTTTCTGGTAATTCTTTACCTTTACTTTGTTTTTCAACAACAGCATCTACAACCTCTTTTTCACTAGGAACATCTTTTACAATTGTTTCTGGTGCTGGTTCTTCATTTGTTATTTCTTCTAAAACTGGTGTTTCTTCAACAACCTCTTCTTTAGGTTGTTCTTCTTTAACCTCTTCTTTAACTTCCTCAACAACTTTATCTTTTGTTTCAGCTTTAGGTTCATCCACCTTTTGTTTACTTAAATCAACTTTAATAACATTAGGTGTTTCATCAACAAGTTTTTTAATCCGCTTCTTGATTCTAATTTTTGGTTCTTCTACAACTTTAGTTGTTTCTTCAACCGATTCATTTGTTTTTGGTTCTTGAATTTCTTCAACAACTTCTTTTTTGTTAGCCATAATAAAATATTATAAAATTAAACATTATTTAGGTTCAAACGCACCCATTCCAAATCCTCCACCAAGTATATCATTACCTGAGGATTCAAAGTTCTTTGGTGGTTTTCCACTAGTTCTTTGGTCGATAAGCTCACTTTGTTGTGAAGCTTGTATTTTAGTTCGCTCGTCCTTACGATCTTCTTTTGTATTTTCTTTTTTATTTACCATATCAAGTTCCATTTGTCTTAATCGCATATTCAACTTAAACTCATGATCCATTAATGATTTCTTTAATTCAGCCTCTTGTTGCTGTTTAGTTTGTTCAAGTTGAGCTTTTAATTGCTCCATCTGAGCTTGAGTAGCTTGTAAAGCTTGTGCTTTTTGTATCTCTGCTTGAGCTGCCGCTTGTTGGGCTTGCACGTTTGCTTGTGCTTGTGCTTGTATATTTTCTTGCTGCATTTTTTGATCTCTCTCTAATTTCTTTTTTCTACGTATTTTAAGCAATTGATTTGCTAACTTAACGTTTTTAACTTCCCTAAGATCAATAGCATCTTCTAAATCAATAGCTTTTTGTGCTATAGCCACTTGAATATTATTCTCAAGCATTTGTTTTTCTTCTTCATCAGGTGCTAATTCAATAAATATACCAAAATCATGTATATGTAAATCCACTATATCTTCTAATGTACCAACATTATGTGCTCCAATTTGTTGTATGAAAGCTTCTTTTGTTGGTGAGTATTCTAATATATCAGATATTCTAAGTGATAACAACTCACAAGTTTCAGCTGTTAAAAATAAACCTGACTGTAATATATGCCTTGTTGCTGTATTTGAATTTGCAGCTGCTAATTTTTGTACACCAACTAAAGCTTTAGGATCTGGAGTGGTACCATCTCTAGCTTCATTTAATCCAGTAACATCCCTTATCATTTGAAGATAATAATTATACGTTTGGATTAATGTTTGCATTTTTTGCCCGCCTGCACCAGATTGAATTTCTTGAATAGGCATTTTACCTGGATTACCATCCCCATCAGATGTCATAGATCTACCAATAATACTACCAGTTTGGAAGAACATGTTTAATGCTTCTTGTGGATTGTAATTAGTACCATTACCTAAATCTATTTCAGCAAGTCCATCAGCATCTAAATAAATACCATCAGGTGTCATTCTTGACATTACTTGTTGTAATTTCAAGTGAGTTAACTGAATCATATCTGCAAAACCAGTTATACGTTTTACAAGTGATCCAATTTTACCTTGATACATTCTTGGAGCAACAATAGAATAATTCATTTTAACCTTAGTTTGATCGCTCTTAGGTCGCATCATATTCTTAGCCATCTCCCATTTTAATAATTTTTTAGTACCTAATATTAAAGCTCCTTCGTATAAAACTTCAATTGATCTAGCAACTCTTTCAAAATTCTCATCAACAGGTGGATTAAATCCATCATCTTTTATAATCACTTTACTAGCTCCACTATTTGTTTCTTTAATCTTATAAACCTCGTTCATGTAGGTTTTATAATTAAAATATAAAATATCTATTTGATTTTTATCAGAACCTTGTTTTTGACCTGGGTAACCTGAGTGTTGATGACCCTGTTGTGTTATTTCTTTTAATTCAGCATCTGTTAGATTAGGAAACTGTTTAACAAGTTCATTTATAGGTATTGTTTTAACTTCACCAACATAATACACATCTTCAAAATATGGGGAATCAGTATATGAATAAACTAAACTAGCTGGATCAACATATTCAATTTTAACACCCTCCGATGTATTGTATGTGTTTTTAACACAACCAATACCTAATACTGTTAAATCTTGATAAAATCTTTTCTTTATTAATTCATACCTATTTTGGGTAAGTAATACATTTAAAGCTTGTTCTTCAGCTAACTCAATACTTTGTTTGTAGGTTAACTGCATGTGTAAATCTAATTCTTCCTCTGATTCAGGTAGCTTATCTGGATCATTATGCGACATTTGTATACCAAACTTTTCTTGAGCATAGTCATTAAGTTCTTTAGTCCTCATGTCTAATAAAACACCTTCCATATAAGCACTTCTTTTAGCTATACCATATGGATCTTGAGAATAAGCTTTTATATCATATGTTCTTTCTGATATACCATTAACCACTATATCTACAAATTTAGGTATAATAGGTACTGGTTTCCAATCTAAATTAAGGTAAGATAAATCACCATTAATCGATAATTCATCTTTATATTTTTGTATTGACTGTTCTCCTCTAGCATATAATCTTAACTTGTGAAATTCGTTGTGATTACTATAAAATCTATTAGTTCCTGAGTCGCGCTTGAACCACTCACCTTCTATCGCTTTAGCAACCTTAAGCCCATATTCACTACCGACTTTTTCGTAATCGCTCGCGACTTGACTTGGGAAATAACCTTTTGTAACTGACTCAGCCATATTATTGTTCTATTAATTTTGATGTAGTGCCTTTATTTGAGTATTTAGCAATACTTATATTTAGTTTTTCTTTATCTATTTTAGCATTAGGATTATATAAATGCTTGTTACATGCCATAACAGCTAAACCAGAGCTGATAGCAGCATCAAATTTAGTTCTATTATTTATATCAAACCTTGCCCAATCCTGTAAGCACTTAGTGAAATACATATCACCATAACTACCATCTTGTTTTAAACCTACAAAATCCTGTATATACATTTCAATTGCAGCTGCATGTGCTTGTTTTATATCTTCACTTGAATTAGGTATTCCACCAACTTCTTTTTCGGCTGTAGAAAGTTTATTCCAAACTTTATCAGGCCGATTCATTGAGAATCCCCTATAACCACGCCTTCTTAAATAGTACAATAGACGAGGTTTATTGTTCTCAGCTAGTATAGGCATCCCATAGAACACTAAAGCCATTAGAATGTCCTCAAAGAAGATCTCGGCGGTTTGTGGTCTTGCTAAGTACTCTAAAAAAAACATATTAACTGGAATATCCTCCATACTGAACTTTGTTAATCCGTGTAAAGCTCCTTTAGAACCTACACCATCTACAGTACCTGATATATCATAACTATCACATCCAAAAGCACCAAGTTGTTCATTACCCGGATACTTAACTCCATTTTTAATTATACAATTATTTTGTAATTGTATCGGGGGTATCCAACTCGCTTTAAATCTACCATTTGGATCTGGATAAAATATTACTTTAGAATCTTTAATTCCATTTGTCCATTGGAAATTACCAATTGTAATCTTTGCTGAGCTATTAACATCTTCGTTAAAATCTATTTGCTCGTATATTTTTGCTAAATTAAATATACTGTTTTGTGTTTCGTCTCTGAAAGCATGTTCTTCAGTTCGTGGGAATTGTCGATAAAATTCATTTAAAGCATCCCCATCATTTTTTAATCCATCCGCTTCGTTTTGCCAATGTTCGAGTATCCCAATATCAATTGATTCTCCATATGGTCCAAGAGTTTCATTTTTAGGGGTGTCGAAGACAGGCATCCCAAAAGCATCAATGAATCCTTCGTAGTTCCATTCCATAGGTATGAACAAAGAATAGAGTCCTGAGCCAGTTTGTCCATTTCTGTTTCTTTTTGCGACATTCGATCCATTGTATAGTTTTTTGAAATTATCACCACCTTTATCTAAAGCATTAGATGTTGAACCCATCATACACTTACCTATAATTCTACTACCAAGTCTCAATGTGGTTTTTGTAACCCTCCAATTATTTAATATATTATTAGGTCTCTCCCATTTCCCACTTTCATCGTGTGCTAATAGTTTTAATTTTTCACCATCGTAACTATTATCACCAGTATTTTTCCAATCTATAGTAGTATCTAAACCTTGCAACTCCTCTTGTTTATCAGTACTTTGTATACTTCTTCTAGTTAATTTACTAGCCGGTACTCTATATGCTAATTCTGTTTTAGGTCGATCCATACCATCTTGTATGGGTTTAAAAAAGAATGGATAATTTACTGATATTGGTACTACCTTGTCAGTAAACATTTTTTTAGCATCTGGTCCAGTTTTAGATAATATACCAAATCTTGCATCACTTGATATAGTTGCTGTATTTACAAGTTCACCCGATGCCATAAATGAAAAACCAGAACGTCTATTTTTTAAATAACACATTCCGTAGCATCTTTTATCAATCTTACAAGCTTCCCAGAATATAAAGAATAATCTATTTGCCTCTCTAAAATCTGGATGCCCCACATCAATCTTACTCCATTGTAAGTACATATAATGTGTACCTGTTATGTAAGTTGGTACATCTTTGTTATAATACCAAAATCCCTCTTCCCTTCTTCTAAACTCTTCTTCTATATAATCTATGTATTGATTTTTAAAATCACTTGGATATTCTTTCCAATCAAATATAGTTTTTATTCTTTGTAATGCTTTAGGTTGTTCAGTCACCTCCCATTTACCACTATCAAATTTATGTATTTTTTTGGGTTGTTTTGGTAAAGCTATTTGGAAGTTTTGTATTTCGTATACCTCACCTATTTGACCAGTTTTAGATATAACGACAATATCTTGTTCTTTATTGTAACCACACACCCATTTTTTAGACCTATTAAGTCTCTTAATGGTATTTATTTTAATAGGTTCTACAACCTTATATAATGTTTGTTGGTACATTATTTAGATCTTCTTTCAGCAAAACCTTTAAAAGAAACTTGTTCTTGTTCTTCTTTGGGTTTATTATTAAGCATGTCCTCCTCCTCCTGTATTCTATTTAATATTTCAAAAGCATCGAATATAGCTAATTTTTTAGTTGCTGCTGCATTTTTTAATCTATCAGCGCTTATATCTTCATCTGAATCCACTATCTCTTCTTTAGCAACTTTAATAAGTTCCTCAACCGCTTTATGCCCAGCTTGGATTATACTCTTTTTCGTCTCCTTGATATTCATATTTAATAGTTATTGAATGGGTTGTTACTCTATATAATCTTTCACCATCTATAACAAATTCATATTCGCTATTTGGTGAAAATCCAACCAAATCTCCAGATTTAATTTCTTTTAAGTCGTTATCAACATATTTGATAACACCTATTAAAGATCTTTCATTACTTATATTAAATATATCATTAGATTTAATTGGTTTAATAAAACAATAACCCTTTAAAGATTCCCATTTATTTTTTGGTTTATATAAAAAGATTTGATCTTTTCTAACAAAATACATATCTTCCTTATAATAACTCTTACTGTTTTTTTCAACACCATATTGATTATGCCATCTTCTAAAAACATTGTGGTGCACTATAATCTTATCCCCTTTTTTTATATTAGTTTCGTTTAATATTGGGGTACTTATAACTTCAGCTTCTCTATTGACAAACTGATGTGTATATATATTAGTATTTAATATAAGATCAATATCACCCACCTTTTTAACATTGGTGTATCTGGATTTAATTGGTTTGATTACAAAATCTTGAATACTTTGCATTAATACTCTAAATTAAACTCTACAGCAATTGCCATATTTTTATTAAAATCTTTCCAAGGTAAAACCTCATCACCTTTTTTAATAAATATTCTATATTTGTCATCTTCTTCTATTATATGACAAATAGTATGCCCGCCGTAGACCTCTTGGCCAACGGCATAGTGCATAGCTTCATTCTTATAATCTTTCCCGATACTAATCTTTCGTATCAGGTGCATCACTCACTACTTCAGCTTGTTCAGGAATATCTTCGTAAGTACCATCTTGTATATTAACATTAACCTTACCATATTCTTCCTCAAGTTCTTTTTGAAACTTTTGAAGTTCTTTTTTAAGTTCTGGTAATGCTGCGATAATATCATACTTAGTTGATTCCGCTTGTCCTAATTGTAATTGAGCTTGATTAATTTTACCAACATGTTGTTGTAAAGTTTTTAAATGCTCTTCTGTGATTTTGTTTTCTTTCTTTGCCATTTTTGTTTTTATTTATTGATTAAACTTAATTTAATTACATAATAATACTATTACATATATAATAGTATTATTAAAGGTCTATTGTCACTAGACTAAGACCAGGGTAAAACTTTCTCAACATACATAGGGACTTTTAAATCCTCTATAGCTGCTGCGATAACTTCTTTTGGATGATCTTCACCATGATACTCCTTCACCCATTCGACGATTTTTTCTTCAGTTAAGTCTGTAAACTCAACATATTTATCACCATCTTTAAGTGCAGGCATAGCACAGCATCCTGAGAAACTAGCTTCTTTTTTGTCATCACCGCTTCCCTCGGAACCGGTTAATTCAAATCTAACTCTAGTTATAACGTCTGTTTTGCTGTAAGCACTAGGCGCTGTATCTAAAGAATTGATTTTGTAGGAATATGTAATTGCCATAATTGTAAAATATTTATATTAATTGTTATTGTTATTATCACGCTATTTTAACGTTTTTTACTTTATTAATTGTTTTCTAAAGTTTCTATTCTTGATTTCAAGTCATCAATGATAACTTGTTGTTCTTTTACTGCATTAACTAAAACTGCAGTAAGTTCTGTATAAGCAACAGATTTTGTATCCGCTACTCCATTATCATCTACGAGTTCAGGCATTAAAACCTCAACCTCTTGAGCAATAACACCTATTTTAGTTTGTTCTGTATTAAAATCAGTTCTATTGTAATAAACTCCTCTAATAGATTTAACTTTATCTATACAGCTATCTATTTCAACTATATTTTCCTTAACTCTTATATCTGAACCTTGAGACAACGAACCATAAATGGTCATGTTTGCTGTGGTACTATAGAATATAAACCTTGTGCTTGAACCTTGTCTCCAATTCATGTCTCCACAATTCATATCAAAATATGTAGCACTATTATTTGTATGAAATCTAAAATGATGACCTGATGTTCCACCTACATATATATTTCCCGTACCACTTGCTCCCGCTTGTATAAGTCCTGCTGTATAAAGTGAATTTATATTACTAGACGAAGCAGGTCTAGTATAATAAGCGGTATTAGTTGAATCGTAGTACATTGGACCTTGGAATGAGGTACTTGCATATGAATTATTCGCTATAAAATTCTCATAACCATTTCCTGGATTATTTCTTATAGCAATACGTCCACTACTTTCTATAGTTATATTTGAAGCAACAACGCCTCCATGATGAAAACCTATTCTTGGTGGTGTTCCGCCAGAACCAGAATAGTTTGACTCTCTTATCTCTATAGCAGCTGTATCATAACCTGTTGCAGTACTTGACGCTGCAAACTCAAAATTACCTAATACATGTCCATTAGTAGCAGGATCAATATAATAAGCTGTGTTATTTGAATCGTAGAATATTGGCGCTCTTAAAGAAGCATTTGATTGTATTAAACCTGTTTTGGTTTGAGAGTTGCTAGTGGTGTCTATCATTTGATACCAACTACTAAATCCACTGTTGTAATCTCTCATCCAAAGACCTCTATTCCACATGTTATTTCCTAACTGAAATCCATATGCTTGATCACCTGGGTGAGAACCAACTGAAATACCTGTTGTATAGGTGCTAGTTGTTGGTGCTGATGCGCCTCCATTACTACCACCCCAGTTGTAAAATGCCCACATACCTGTACCAGCGTGCCCATAGCCACTAGTGCCAGCTGTTCTAGTAATTGAACCAGTTATGGTGTTAGCAACAGTTAAATTAACAATACTGCTCGAGGAATCAGGATTTACATAATAAGCTGTATTATTATAATCATAATGAATAGCTGCATAAGTATTCCCTGCAGTACATATGTTACCATTAGAACCATCTAACCAAACCCTCGCATCACCGTCAGCGGCAACATAAAAACCCCAATCGCTTTGACCTGTAAAACTTATAAATGTTGAACTTACACCAGTATACCCAACACCATACATATTAGATAAAGTGGTTGCAGCTGGCATATAACTACTTCCAATAGTATATATAGGATTTGATGCTGCATGATTACTACCTACATTATTATAACTACCTACTTGAAAACCTTCATTATGTGCTATTCTACCATAATATTTACCATAAGTATATGAAGAAAAATCACCGTAATAAGCTGTGTTATTATAATCATAAAACATAGTACCTCTAATATCACTAGGTGTAACTAGTCTTCCACCACCCCAAGATCCCTTGTAAGTTCCGTTTTCAATTATTAATATACCATGAGAAGCTAGATTATTAGCACCACCTAAACTTCCTGCGTTTTGATGT